CTAGTAAGCTGGTGGAATTGGCGCGTCAACTGGAGCTGCACCTCAGCGAAAAGACGGAATACCAGACGGAGTTGGACCAAATCCAAGTCTTAGTCGCGTCGATTTGTGAAGCCATTAAGCGGGTCAAACCTCAGTTTGAAGAGCCAACTCAATCGGCGACAGAGCACTTGTCCCAGGAGGCGCTGGTGAGTGCCTTAAACCAATTGCGTCAAAGCTTGGAGGATGCCGATTCCGATGCGGTGACACAAATTGATGCATTAAAACCCCAAGTGAGTAGCAAGTTATGGCAGCAACTCAGCCCTGCGCTGACTATGATTAATCAGTATCAGTTCGATGAAGCGGTGGATTTGATTGATGAAGTGCTTGCGGAATTAGCATGAAGACCGGTCAATTGAAGAACGGTAGTTGACCATAAATAAAGCCACAGGATAAGGTGAAAGCGTTGATGGATAAGGCAACAATATTGGTCGTCGATGATACCCCGGAAAATATCGATATTTTAGTGGGCATCCTCGGTGAGGATTATAAGGTCAAGGTGGCGATTGATGGACCAAGAGCGCTCGCCCTTGTTGCCAAAACCCTGCCAGATTTGATTTTACTCGACGTAATGATGCCCGGCATGAATGGCTATGAAGTGTGTAAGTTGCTTAAGCAGGAACCCCTAACTTGCCATATTCCAGTGATTTTTGTGACCGCCTTGTCTGAGGTGGCCGACGAGACCCAAGGGTTTGAGTTAGGCGCCGTCGATTACATTACTAAGCCTGTGAGTGCCCCCGTGGTAAAAGCGCGTGAGCCGAGACGAGAAAATTGAGCAATATTCCCTATAAAAAAGAGCAATACTATGATTGCTCTTTTTTATAGGCTTTGTAGTTATTATCCTGTTATAGTGTTCTTTGTTACCCATGCACCGCCAACCTTTTTTTGGATTAGCAGATCACCACCAGTAGCATCAAATAACCATGAACCATCTTCATTCATATTGCCAAGTATCAGTTTTCGCATTAAAGGTATTTGAACAGTACCATCTTTCTCAATTCTGAGGCTAGGTATATCAGTAGAGTACCCAGTTACAAATTCAAATGCTGTTACTGTATTGTTGCCTCTAAACTGCTTGAGGCCCAGAATACGTGAAAAAAGTTCAAAATACTCAGAGAATTGACTGCCATTTTTTTTGTAATAACCAATGGTAGTATCTTTATCGTCCTCATCAACATAAGCATCAGACCCGCCTTCCAAAACACGGGCCTCTAAAATATCATAGGACATACTTCCTATATCGCGCTGCTGCACCCACAACTTGTTAAAGCTAGTTAACTTGTCGATATTGCTGCCTATAAATTGTGATAATGCTTCTTCTGCCTTGTTGGCATCTGTATTGATGTAAGTACAATCTCTAATACTGCAAGATGCATTTTTCAATATTGAAGTTGTGACAGCGTAGTTATTCGAGTTTTCTAAGCCACAAGAAACAAACACAGTATCATGTATATGCACACCTTCAGCATCAGGGCTTATATCGTGCATAATAGATTGAAAGTTCTCAAAAATATTGACACCCATAATTAGCAGTCGATCGGCGTTTTCCTCTGTTTTCGGACCAAATTCCCCAATGATCGCCGCCCCACCATTTTTTATAATATTTCCTTCAATGATGAGATTTCCTGCACCCCAGCTAAAGGTAATCATACCTTCTGAGTGACCAACATCAGTACTTCTTAAGTTTACACCTTTACCGTTATTGTTAATAAATCTTGAAAAAATACCTTTGTCTTTTTGAAGATCGTTAAGCGATAAATGAAAGCATGATCCATTCAGATTTTCATAAACATTATCATCAACAGTTATCCCATGACCAACTATCGATTCTCCAGCAACATTCTTAATATGCATCTTGCTGACCAATCCGCCTTTACTATGCAATCCAATCTCATGAATAAAGCGCCAACTATAGTTAAGCTGATTGGCAGAGTTACCATCAAGTACTCCATTAATAATAAAAATTCTTTCATTGATGCCTGGATTAAATGGTGAACCTGGGTCAGGTGCAGACGGCCTGCCACTAAAACACTGAAAACATTTAGCAACAGTAGTACCGCTTGGGATGATACTTGTAAACGATCCAAATGATCCAAACCCATTTACCAGCGTCACTTTTTTTGCAAGCTTATCAATTTCAAGTATTTTTACTGGGTTTTGAGATGTGTTGTCATTGTTAACATCACTAAATGCCGTTAAATAATCACCAACATGCCAAGTATCAGGAATGCGAGTTAACCAAATAATAGCTTGACCTGTTCCTATATCTCCATCAAGAGTAGACGATGTTAAAACACCATCCACCCGTTTTAATGTTGCACCATTTAAATCTAAGGTTAAATTATTGATACCACCAAGATAATGTGTTGTATCATACTCATATGTATAGCCTTCCTTAAAAACAAGCCGTGTGCCAGTAAATGGTAAATTTCCAATATAATTTAACGCCTTATTGATCGCATCACTATCAGAATCATTTTCAGCACGGAACTCCTCCACAAAAACACCAAAAGAATCAGAGACGTTCTGTAAAGAAAATTGTTCATTACCTAAAATACTCTTCAGTGCTAACGATATAGCACTCGCTTTATGTGCATTGGTAGCATTATTGATATGATCATTAATGCTCAGATTCACTCCGCTAAACATTTTTTGCAGATGATCGTCCTTAGTCGGATCAAATGTTACCCCCATTTCAGCCAACGCATTCTGAAACTCGTCGATCACATGGTTAAACCAATCTGCACCTGGGTAGCTTGGGATATTGTTATCACCAGACTCGGTAAAGTAACCAGGTGAACCGACTAAAGGCTTATTTGCTGGGCGAGTGGTGGCTTGCGAGCCGTTACGTAAAGGATGCATGGTATATCTCCTATCAAACTGGGTTTAAACGCTGTTTAAAGCGATTTTTAGTTAAATAAAATGCCTAAACGGCGTAGTAAAACTCGTAATACAAACCACCGACTTTGTAGCGGTTTAAGGTACATTCGAGCACTCTGGCATCGGATGTAACCAGTGGCGTAAGCACATCATCCAAACAGGTCATATATGCGCCTGGAATGCCGTAAACCGTCACTCTTAAGATGTAACGATATTGCGGTGGCCATAGTGGATATGTGCAGGATCTTAAACAGTGGTGAGGAAACGCCTCATCCACTTCAACGGTAAATCCAAGGTCTTCTGCTAACTTTTGGATGTTCCATGCTTGCAGGCCACCTTTGCGGTGAGACTTCTCGATTACCGCATAACGACGATACTCAAGGCTTGATACTGGCTCGGCCACGCACTCAGGCAGGCCCAAGTACTCTTCCCATTCATCCAACAACTGCAAGGTGGTTTCTGGGCGCATTTCAAGCAGCAAGGTATCGGCGCTTTGTTCAACACGTTCTAGCCTTGGTGCATAGCCTTGGGTGTACTTATATAAGTCGAGTGAGGTTGCGCGTTGCCACAATACGCCACGCGGCATTTGCGCTAATAAGGCGTTAGTCCACTGTGCTACGGAGTGCCCCATGTAATGGCTCCTAGTGCATGCAGTTCGGTGGCGGTGGCGGTAACATCGGCGGCTAAGTCTAAGGTGTAGTCAGTCACGCCAAGGGTTGAACCAATAGCGGTACGCACTGCACTTAATAACAGCGTTGAACCTGGGCTTAAGGTTTTAAAATAGCCTTTAATGCTGGCGGTAACGCTATCGCGTAGGTCGGCATTATCTGGGGTGATAGTGATCGCTAAATTGGTGGTTTTAAGCGTAAGCGGAATATAAACCGCCTCTATACCACCTGGGCGACCAACGTCCGCTCCGGTGGCAGGGTCATTATGGCGATAGATATAATCGGCCATGGCCACTTGATCTTGATACGTTGGCAAGATATCCACTCGGTCATCAAAAACAAACGCATAACCCACCGTTGCAGGGCCTTGGTAGTTATCAATCGCCCAAGCGCGGTTTACGCCTGCAACTTCACGGCACCAACCCACATAGTCATGCACTGCTCCCCCCATTGGTGGGTTGCGCTTACGGAACAATAAACGCTCAAGTACTTTAGCCGGTGTTTCGAGATCCGCGCCGCCAATTAAGCCGCCACTAATGCCATTAGGTTGAATGCCTGGCACGGTTGAAATCAGCGTTAATGTTTCGCCAGCAACAAGGTTGCCTGCTGCACCTGCTGCTTCGGCCTCAACTTGCACCACCACATTGCCGCCTGACGGCGTATTAGATAGCGTTACACGATATAAGCGTCCATCTGCATGGGTCATCACAGTATCAACAGGGATGGCCACATTGCCCGCGAACGTCACAGGGCCAGCTGCGCTACTTGCCAGCTTTTGGATCACCCCTTCATAACGGGCGGTATCAACAATGGTTTGATCTTCTGATTCGCTAGATGGGATGATCTGCCGCACAATCCAGCTTTGGTAATCATATAAGTCGCGCACTGCGGCGCTTACCGCAGTGTTCAGCGCCTGCTCAATACCAAACTTAGGCAGAATGGTATCTAACGACGCTTCAATGTCGATTAAACCGCTTTCAATGAGTGTTCGTAGCGTGGGTACGTTATACGGCACTTTGCGTCTCCCAACGTTTTGACACAGTAAAAGTAATCACTTCATCATCGGGTTTAGTGATAGTGATATGTAAAGCCAAGGTTTGAAACTGAGGGATAGAACCCGTCACCACTACGCTTTTAGCGGTTACGCCATAACCGTCATCACGTAGCATCCACGCGAGCGAATCCTGCGCGTATTTAACGGCTTTATTGCGGGTATCGGTGGTGAGCTTTTCGCGGTACACCAACCACAACTTAGACCCCCAAGGCGAGGCCGAAAAGGTATCACCTGGCCAGCCGCGTAGGTCGGTTGAATTATCGGGTAAGGTGTCGGAGTCATCGGCGCGGGCATCGGTAAACAGTGATATCAAAGCAAGGGTGGAAATCTCACCATCGATTCCACCCTCTACAATAACTCCGGTATTTTCCAGCATCTTAAAAAAGATGGTGCTCATAGCTGACAAACCTACTCAGGTGCTGTTGTCGGCCTGTTATCTGCGTCTTTGTGGATATGACCAAGGTAACTAATGTTATTGGCACTTAAATCAGAACCAGTAACTACACTGCCTGAAGTAATGCCATTAGTCGCTGTTATGCCTGAGTCTGTTGAAATATCACCAGTAACGTGTAACGGGCCATCGATTAATGTATCTGGTGAGATGATAGTGAACGAACCTGAGGCGTTAAAAATAACGTCGGTTGTTGATATGGTGAAGGTATTAGCGATTTCAAAAATCACATCCTGCGCGGTGAGGATGATTTGGCCGTCTTTGGTAAGGCGGATCTTATGTCCTTCCAGATGGTATAGAAAAACATCACCAACTTCACCCTTTGGCCTAACTTTTTTATCTTCAACCGCAATTGCTACTAAACCAGATAATGCACCTCCAAGCGCAGCAACAATAGCCTCTGCACCCTCTGGCGGATACGAACTCATACCATAGTTTTGAAAGCGCTCAATGTTATCGGCTGATTCATCGGCATGCATTTTCACTTGCAGGTTCTGCCGCTGTAAGTCTTCTACAATTCCACTTACCACTGCACGGGTTAGCATGCCAGTAATGCGGCGACGAATAGGCGCGAGCAGCTTATTAATATAGGTTTCAGTTACCATTTGCTACCGCCTAACTTAGTGTCTTTAACGATTTGCGCGGGGATATCCATCGCATCAGGCCGCACCACGTTAATTACCGCCAAACGGCCTGCATCGTCTTCACTGAATAAGATAGAGGCAATTAGCATTTCTTCATCCAGCCCCATAATCTCGTCAATCACCGGCACAAGGGTATTAATGTCCCAAAGCTTATTAGTTTGCGGTATACGCCAGCCCGTTACCGTGTACTCGGCCATATTCGATTTACCTATGCTGCGCTGGCGTTCCCACTGGCCGCGCTTAGCCGCGCCTTCGGCGGTGGTGATTTCTTCATTAACGATAATCAACGGGCGATAACGGCCAATCTCGCTATCAGTCACATCAGCTTTAATGCCGCCAACCGTTGGCAAACCTGCGCTATCCCATTGGCCATGGGCAGCACCTGCGGCTTTAATGGTGAACTTGCTATAGCGTTGGCGCCAACTAAAACGACCACGGGCGGCTTTAATGTTCTCGCCCAAAATCAGCGATACACCCGCTTTGTTTTTGCTGGCGCGGGTGATCACTAAGTTGCCAAAGGTGTCACTGGTTAGCAGGACTCCGCGCTGTTTGGCTAAGCGCGCAAGCAGCTCGTGCGGGGTTTCGCCTTGCTCGATTTGAATACGTTGGAACGGCTCACCCACATCGGTATTAACGATTACCTTAATGCCAAATGGTTTGCACACGATATCTGCGATTTGGGTGAGGGTTTGATTATTAAACTGGCCGCTTGGGTAGTCGATAGAGCAATCAACAAGGTCGGCGGTTTTATCGCGGCCACTCACACTAATTGTAATAGTTGACTCGTCATAGCTGGGCACCCAGTCATCAACGTAGCCGGTGATCACTCGCTCTCCGCCAATATCCACAGTGCAAGCTTGGCCTTGTTTAATCGGCTCAATAAAAGCTTTGTACTGCGCATCGTTACCTAAAAACTTATAGGTCATTTCTAAGTCAAATGCGCCAGACATGGCCTCAAGCGAGCGGGTAATGCCGATCTTCGTCCAACCTTGGTAAATCTTGCCACCGGCTTTTAATACAATCTCTTCGCTCATTAGCTGATCACCTCAACGGTATCAGTGGGCAAAATAAACGCGGGGTTAGCAAAGCCGTTACGCTGCACTATGCTATCGCGGCGCTCGGTATTACCCGTTTGCTGCCACGCCACCAATGCCACCGGCACTGACTGCTTAGCTTGATATAAACTTACCTGCGGTAGTAGCTCTGCGCGTTCGCGGGTATCAGCAAGCACGGCTTGGCGTAGCTTGCGCATTTGTCGCCATACTGCCGAACTGCCAGCCTCAACCGCATCAGCAGCATAAGCAGCTAAGGTGTCGGCAATGCCATAGCCTAGGCTTTTAAGCTGTTGGCCCGTTAAAATGGCGTTGCGTTCTGCACCCGATAAGCTCTCGACTGTTTGCTCGGTATCATCCAGCTTTTGCACTATGTCGGCACTGGCCAAGGCGTAACATTGCGACACAACCGCACTGTGTAAGGTTAGGGTTTTAAATGCCTCAGCATTGGCCGCAATCACGGCATTTTTAGAAGGGTTAGCAAACTTTGGTACCGATGCTGCCATGCCGCCAGTGCTGGCGATATTGCGCGATAACCCGCCCGTAATAGCGAGTTCTGCCCGTGTACCTTGCCAACGGCTTTGCACATTGGCGTAAACATCGAGGGCGCGGATCGGGTCTTTTACTACGCTCTTAACGTCTTCTAATAAGCCCATGGTCTCACGCGCTAAATCGCCAGGGTATGCAAGCAGCTCGCCCACGCTATCTTTAGTGCGCATTAAACGATCTGTCCACAGGCGTAAGTCATCAGGGAGTGACGGCAAGCCGCGGGTGAGTTCGTCTAAGTCATCTAAAAATTGATCCACCATATCACCCGCACCATCGAGCGTATTAGTATCAAAGCCAGCTTCAAAGGCGCTGGTTACATTGACTTTAGTGGCATCAGCCTCGGTATTAACTTGGTTAGCGGTATCCGATTTAGCAGTAGGGAATAAGTTTTCACCCACTTCGAACACTTCAAAACTAATGGTAGCGGTACCATCAACACGGTTAATTAACTTGTGGCTAACCTTACCAATTTGAACTTTACGAATACCAAACCAAGGGTGAACTAATTCACCTGGGCCTTGCTTATTTAATGCCTCAAGCAGTGCTTGCAATTGCTCAAAATAGTCGGCACCCACCACACGGCCACTAATACGCTCTTGGGTGAGTACTTTGCCGTTATCTTCGGTATAGCCAATTTCTTTTTTGGGGTAAGCGTGGGGGATAGCACGACGGCCGCTTTCACCATCGGCCTCTTCGAGTAAAAATTCAACGCCTCGAAACGAGGCGGTTAAACGGTCTTCAAACGCCATTTAACGCTCCTTTAATTTATGCCAGTGTCTGGGTCAACGGCGATACCAGGAGGCGCTTTAGATACCGTCAGTTTTGGGCGGTTATCAGTTAGATCAAGTTTAAGGTTAAGCTGCCCATTTATGCCGTTAACTAGGTTTGCAATATCAGTGTTAGTGCTTGGTTTATTCGCCACATCTTTTATGGGTTCGCCAAATACACTCGGCAATACATCAGCTAAGGTGGTCGCCTTTGCCCATTTTCCAAAACCAGTATCACCAATGGCGGCATCGGCTATCGCATCAACAACGGGATACATTAACAACGCAGCACCGCCAGTTTTGGCGGCTGAGCCAACCTTGCTCCATTTGCTTTTACCTGCCTTACTATCTCCACCCATAGCATCAGGCATACCGCCAGCAGCGCCACCCATACCGCCGCCCATATTGACCACATACACAGGCATTACGCCCATATCAGCAAAACCACCTTTACCTGCACCCGCGCCAGCACCGCCTTTACTGCCAAAGATATTTTTAAGATCACTGGCAACTTCTAAACCTTTTTTCGCGGCCACTAAACCACCGATCACCCACAGGGCCGTCTCGCCCCACTTTAACCAGTTGTCGACTGTCTTCTCGTCAACACTATTAATGGCATCAGCGAGGTCACGAATAGGTTGTGATAAACGACTTTCGGCAAAGTTTTGAAATGAAGTATTTAACGACTTAACCGCATTATTAAACTCAGCGGCATTTTTCGCGGCGGCTTTTTGGGTTTCACCATATTCGCCAGTAGACTTATTCATTTGTCTTAATAATTCTTTATTTTCTTTTGTATATAAAGAAGCCAAACCTTGTTTTGCAGTTGAATCGAATACATCACCCAATTTCATTGGGTCATTTTTTGCTTTATCCATTATCTCTAAAAGCAATTCAACTGGCTCACGTAATTCTTTAGTGCCTTTTTTAAATACATCGATTCCTTGACGACTTAAAAATTCAACCTTTTGTTTATCTGAAAAAGCTTCAAACACACCTTGAATCGATGTTAATGATTCATTGGCATTACCCTTAGTTTTTGCAAATAGCTGCACCAAAGATGCCATTTGGGTAATTGCTTGCGGACCCTTACCTTGATATACCGCAAACAACTGTTCAGAGATTGATGCTAAATCTTTAACGTTAACGCTACCCACGGCGAACTGACTATATAAGTCGTCAATGGTATTCATCACTTGCTTAGCGTCTTTAATTCCCTTCTCGCGGAACTGGGCAAATAACGCACCACTTGATTTAGCATCTGCACCAAACGCTTGCATAAATAAACCCATGTTCTCAAGGTTATTTTGCACAAACTCAAAGTCACCCGTTTTACCTAGCAGCTCATCAACAGCGGCAGTTAATTGGGTAGTATCAATGCGGATATCTTTTTGATTAGCCAGCTCAAGGATGCTGGTTTTAAGCGAGGAGACTTGCTCATCGGTTAATTTAGCGTTGGTACCTAGGCGAGTCATTTGCTCGCTAAAGTTACCAATACCGCGCACAGTAGCACCGGTTAAGAAGGCGGCACCAATACCCACGTAACGATTGCCTAAGGTGTCAATACCGCGCCCAGCCACCTCGGCTGAGCGCTGGATCATGGTCATGGCTTTTTCGTTACGCTGAGCAAACTCGCTCATGGATGCGCCATATTGCTTGGCTTTGGCGGATAGGTTGCCAGCAAGGTTTAAAATGATATCGGTTTTAAGTTGCTGGGCCATGGATTAATTCTCTTATCTTGTAGTAGATCCTAACGAGGCGGCGCAGGGGCATTACATGGGTGACGCTTAGCGGAACGCGAGAGCTTACCGCTAACTGTAAGCTCTCGCTGATATCGGCTAGCGCCCTAAGATCGCCCCCGTTCTGCCAACTCCTTGGCAATCAGTTGATCCAGCTCAGTGGCTTTTTGTTGCAGCAAGGTAAAGTCGTCTTGGTGTAGCTTGCGCAGTTCCTTCACGCTAATTGGCCCTTGAACCTTGCCAATGTACTCCACCTGCCGCACCAGCAACTCTAAGCCGTACATCACATCCGAGGTATAAGCTACAGCTTTACCATCAACTACAATCACCTTTTCAGCGGCTAACTGCGCATCGATATAGTCGCCAGAGTTAAGTTCCTTTAAACCCACTTCAAAGTGGGTTTGTTCACCCACTTTAAGGCCATGGCTTAAGTCAAAGGTCATGATACCCATTAGATACGCTCGACCTTATTACCTTGGAACGTGCCTGTAATATCACCGCTATCGCTAACGGTAAACGGTGCCTGTGGTGCTGCATCTGTCATCATGTAGTCCACGCCGTTGTCACCCTCCCACGTTAGCGTTGCGTTGGTGATGTTATTGATATCGATAACATCCACATCTTCATCAGCCGCAATCACTACCGCAATGGTGGGCACTGTGTACTCGTTAGATTGGCCCCAAACGCGATTAGGGCCAATATGTGGGGTGCGAGTGTAACCACCTGGGTTTAACGTAGAGCCTTTTTTCGTTTTAAGCTGTTTGCTGTTGGCACGAATAACCACTTCACCTAGGATTTGTCCCATTGTGATCACTCCCTAATTAGAGTTTGAACTGCATTAACGCAGCAAAAATGCGGAACTGGTTGACGATATCAGGCTTGAACACGCAGTTAAGGCGGTTCTGGTCGCTGCTATCGCGGTACACTTCAAGCGTCTCTTTAAAGCCGTCAAAGTCTTCCATTAATCCTTTTGGTACCCAGTCATTGTTTGCCAGTTCAAGCATGGCGTTACGCATGATCTTAGGCGTCACGACTGGCTGACCTGGGTCAAGTCGTGCTAACACATCGTCACCGGCTAACTTATGGCGTGGGAAGCGATTAGTTACCATCACCCGCAGTGAATAACGCAGGTATCCCAACGTCGCTGGGGTGGTGATATCTAAATAGCTTGGGTCTGGATCGCCGTAGCTGTTCTCGCGATACATAGAGACTTCGCGCTCAATCGCCACTTCGCCGCCTGGCGTCACCATATAAGTGGCAATACCATCACCGAGTAACAAGTTACGCTCGGTTGGGTCCCACTGGATTTCTTTTGCTGGCGGTAACAAGCTAGTCATTACCAGCGTTTGCAATGGGCGAGCTGGATCAATACCGAGTGAGTAAGAGGCTTGGCCAGCATAAGCCGCTGCCCATTCCCATGGTGAGTGAGGCGCTTTGTTAGTACCCATACAGGTAAACAGGTAGTCATTACGAGCCACACCAAAGGCGCCAGACTCGGCAAAGGTGCCACGGAACGCGGTGTATGCAATGCCCTCAATCATTTTGAGTGGACCCCAACGATTCACTAGCTCATCACGCAGCTTGTTCATGCTTTGGGTGTCGTTGTATGGCATTACGATATGGTTGTACCACTCGTTTGGAATGGCCGCGATAACGGCGTCCATATCTGGCGTGCCGGCACCGCCAGTCATTTCGACCACGGTTAAGGTCACGCCCTGCGGTAGCTGCTCGCCGTCGTAGTAGTTGTAACGGATATCGATATCGTTAGTGGTTTGGCCCTTCCACTTGGCGGTAAGCTCAACCGTTTCAGTGGTGGCCGCTTTAAGTGCAGCAGTAACAGGCAGGTTAGCGTTAGCGTTGATCTTAGCAATCATCGCCGTGGCGATAGTGGCCGCTGTTGCCGCTTCATCCACTCCCACTTGCACCGACTCACCCGCAATCAGCAAGGCAATCACGCCCGCCTTGGCCGTGGTAGCAGCAATGGTGATTTCACCTTTAGCGGCACTGCCTGCGCTTAAGTCGGCTACACCTAAGGCATATACATCGGTATAGTCATTAGATTTGCGGAACATCTTAAGACTGCGCGCCAGCATCGAGCCTTTGCCAAACAACGCATCCATTTGGCTTTCGCTGTTGGTGATACGGCTAAGGGTTAATGGACTAGCGGTGCCGGTGCCAAGTTGCTGACCGATCACTAATACCTTTTGCGCCAGTGCAGGTGTACCGCTCAGGGCGTTTGAGTTGTCGATCTCGATATAAACGAGAGGGACTTTAATATCGTTAGGGATGCTACCGAGGGACATGGTTAGGCTCCTGCTTTCGCTTTGGTGGCTTTAAGTTCGACTACATCGCCATCGTTTAAGCGACGTACCCAAAATGATGAACGCTCAACCTTTTCGCCATCGGCTTTTAGGTATTCGCCGTTCGGCTTGCGTACTGGTACCGCAGCTTTTGCGGGTTTAATTAAAATCAACATAGGTCAATCCTGTCGGTTATTGTGGTAAATCAACCAAGCCTTCTAGCTCTGGCGCACCATCGGCTATCTGGGCTTTAATGCCAAAGCGGAGGAAGTCATCTAAGGTGTCTGGATCGATTGGTACATCCAGATACCATTGCTGCGTCCAACTCACTGACCAAATCGCAAGGCCAAGCTCGTCAATTTGAGCGCTATATAAGTTATCGCCACGCACGCCATCGGCGCGGCCATAGGCTGTTGGTAGCGCACCTTTACGCAATAACAGCCCCGCAATTCGGCCAGCAATCACTTCGGCGCGGGTATCTTTTTGGTAGCCAAATTGGTCAGTGGTAAATACGTAGGCGGTAAAATTAACCGTGCCAATTAAGCGGCCACCCACGGTTTCATACTGAGGGACTCTTACCGCAGCAATGCGCACACCACCATCGCGGTTAGCTATCCAGCGCTTTACGTCCGCTGGCGTGTCAAACTTGCCTATGTGGCGTTCAACGGTTTGCACCCGATCAATCTGGCGCTCTGTACCTTCAAGCTCTGGCTTGAGGTAAGTGACTATTTGATCACAGGCCCATACGGTTGAGCCTGTAGTATTAAAATCTGGCTTACTCATTGCGCTGCACCTGCCATTAAGTCACCCCAAAAGCTACCTAGCACCGCATACACTTCTTGCTGATTGTCGCGGCTTAAGCCCAAGAACTCGCGCTGAGGGATATTCATCATCCGAGTAAAGGCGCTTACTTGCTGATACACCGGAAACGCCAATGCTTTACCAAAGGCTTGTGTAATAAGGCGCGTATGTGCATCCACTTGCACCGCACCGCTAAAGCCGTCTTGATGCACTGCGGCGTAAGGCAATGGGGAACCAATGCGGACTTGATTTTTTTCAACGATGTACTGAATGGAGTCGAGAAGATCTCCGCCTCCTCGTAGCAGCGATTGATTACCATGGCGGGTCTTGGAATAAGCGTCTGACCAAGCAGGCCAACTAGAACCATCAGGCGCAGATTTCTCATCAGCAATGCGTCTCCGTGTTTGGCTTTCAACAATGCCGCCAAGGGCATCTAACAATTCGGCCTTGTGCTTTGGGTCGCCAAGGGTATCCATGAGCTGCTGATAACGTTGCAGCTCCTGCGTACCTGTTACCTGCACACTCAGCGACATTACAGCACCCCACTCAGGCTTTTACGGGTAAACAAACGCTCGTTATCCTGCACCAGCTCGACCTTGCCTAAGCTGGTTTCAACCGGCTTATCGGCCTGCGGCAAACCAAGGTCCCGCTTTCCTGAGCCAATTTCGCGCAGGGTAGTAAGGGCTTGTTGATAGCGTTTTTCTAATAGGTCTGTGACTTGCTGATCACGATCCCCTAGCCAGTAAAACGCAATAGTGATGGCGAGCTTATTCAACATGCTTGGCACTGTGGCCAAGGGCAGTGCATAGCGGGTTAAGAATGAGTTAATCTCATCGTCCGCTTGCTCCAATGCCTGATTGATATAAGTATCGTTTAACTCGCCTGTGGTGCGGTCAATTGCAAAGTTCCACAGCATTGACTCATCACGATCAATCAGGTCTTGCTTAGTTGCATAAACTGCCATCACTGCCGCCTTAGTTATTCGCTAGCTGTTGCTAGGTCAATAACGCTTGCTGGGTCGATAAGGGTTTCGAGGTCAACGTCTTCCACAACCAAGTTCGGCTCACGGTGGACACGCTCAGCCTTTTCACGAGTGAGACACACAACACGTTCAGCATCATGCTCAAGCGCAGATACGTCGTCCGTGCTAACATGATCTCCATCAACCACGAGCACCAAGGTTTCTGTGAGGCGATGGAACTGCACACCCGAGCGCCAAAATCCAGCGTCCGCTTTAGCACGTACCGTAAAGGCTCCAACAATGGCGAGAGCATTACCGCCAGCGACATTAAGATCAGTTTTAGATAGCGAGTTTTCATTTGAACCTTCCTGTTGAGTAGGGTTTAGTTTGGCCTGTTCTTCCGCTTTGGCTTGAGCTTCTAATTGCGCTTTAAGCTGGCCATCAGCATCAAACGTTGTATTTACAGCATCGCCACTTACTGCTTGCGATTGGGTTTGCGCCGTTTGCAGCAGGGGATCTTGTGCCACTGTTGCTGTTGTTGATTCGCCTTGTCCTGTGGACTTAGCGGCTTTGCGCGAGCGCGTTTGGGTTTTGGCTTGTTGTTCACTCACGTTGAACTCCTTTTAAATCAGGTTTAAATCGGTTTCGATTAGGGTTTAACGCCCCAAAAACTCATGATTGCCGCCGCGGTTCCAGGCAATACTGCTGTGGATGCTTTAGCAATTAATGAAACTTGGCGACTAGCGTCACTGGTGTAATGTCGCCAGCGAAACTTTGCCCCTGCTGGGAAAGAGACCGCCAATGTGTAATCGATTGGTCTGACTTCGTCTTCGATATCTCGCGATAAAGTCATCTCACGCAAACTGTCTTCCGCTTTAACCCACGTACCAGAAACGCTATCAAATACTTCAACAAACACACCCCACAGCGCATCACCGCCACTACCGCTTTCGCGAATCACAATGCAGTTGAGGCTGGCCATGCCGACATAATCTTTAACGGCAGTGACTTCACCAGTTACCAAATCAACTATTAAATCGGGAGACGGTAACGACAACTTATTGAATAAGATAGTTTGTGGAACGTTACTTGCTGCAAGGGTTTGTTTTAGTGTCGTGCCCGATGAAACATAGCTTGAACGCATTAACAACGAGTCAACCGGCAATGGTGATGCACTTTGACTAATGAGTGGCGAACCTTTAAAAAACATGGCTTAGCCCTCTGTCACAATCATTAATCCCTGCCCAACCAACAAACGGGCATAGATGTTTTTAGCGGTAGCGCGCGACCAACCCCAACCATCTTCATTTTTGAGTTGATGCCCCATGGTGTCATTGTTAGCCGGTGGCGTATCTTCCACGCGAATCAATGCCACATTGCCAGTCTGGTTTTCCATAAACCCAGCAGCGGCGTTAGATATCAACACCCAAGATGCTGCATTAAGTTGCACTTCGATTGTCATAAAGGCTCCTTGGTTGGCGCGTCCATGCGCCGAATCCATCCATGCTGCGGCTTGGGGTTATGCTAAGTAGCGCGACACCACAATCTCTACGTTGTTGTAGTAGATGTTTGACTCGCCGTTCTCAAGAAACTCACGGGCAATCAACTTACGCGCCGCTGATTCATTGCTTGGGCCAACCACTAAAGTGGTCGCCATGGTGCCAAGTGGCGTGCCGTTGGTTTTCTTCATGCCTGCTAAACGTTGTTTAGCGAGGTCGAAGTTAGCTTCACTCAAGGCCGCTTTCGAGCCGATAGCAATTTGCGGGAAAGAGAAGCCAAAGCCAGCACGACCATCCACACCTTGAGCAACCATGTTGTTAAACCATGCGTACTCACTAGTGGCACCGATAAACTCAAGTGCTAATGGGCGACGGTCTTGATAGATAATCGGCATTAGGATTTGTGAGTTATCCAGCAAGAACCAAGGTGAACCAGTATCAGTTGCAGGATCACCAACTACGTTTGAATAGGTAGACGCTGGCGTGGTTTCTAACGGGTGGTCACTATCAAAGTAGTTTTGACCATCGAAACACAAGGTAGTAAATCCAGCCGCTAATAAGCCGTAAGTATGCTTATCAGGGAACAAAGAAGACTCACGGCCCCACGCTTTAGCCAGTACTGAGTACTTGCCAATTTTGTCGTCTTCCAAGTCTTCACGCTTGATCTTGATAGATGCTTCGTAAGTCTTGTTGACGATTTGATAGCCGTTAGAACCCAGTTCCGTTAACTGGCGATCAGTCAACCATTCTTCAATGCCTGGCAAGTCTTTTAACCAGCCATAAAATTCAGAGCTGCCTGAGCTTGGCACCTTGCTAGCAATCTTGTCCCATTGCGGGGTGACTGTGCCTAAGCCATCAACGAAGGCCGCGTTCGCGCCAATCGTTAATGCTTCAATAATTTGTGCTTGAGTAAAAGCCATGGTGAATAACCCCTATAGATAATTTGGTTTGTGGTGACGTGACTTAAGCCATGCTTCTGGTGTCACGTTCATTGCGCGGCATAGCGAGAGTTCATCCGCTGTTAACTCGCCATCACCTTGTTGTTGTGGATTGGCTGGCACTTTCTTTTGCGCATTAGTGGCAATCACTGGCGCGGTACCTAAAAAGCCTTTGAACTGCTCAATGCCAGCTTGCGTGCTGCATAGGCCGAGATACATCTCTTTGTCCTTGGGCGCGACTTTGCCAGCATCAACACCGCTTTGAACCAAGGCTTCAATCTCTGCCTTGGCAATATCTGCTAACTTGGCTTCGGCGGTTTCGGCGCGGTTAAGTGCAAGCTGATAGGTGTTGGTTGGTACATACAAATTGAGGTCAACTTGTTTAGTACTGTTCAGCGCAACTTCTTTTTCTTGCTTGATAGTGTTAATCGCCACAACGGCTTGCTCTGCGGTGGCGTCTTCGCCAAGGCCGAGCAGATCGGTTAAAAGCTTTGGCAGCTTCATGGGGTCGTCCTCTTGTCGGTTAAGTGCGGGTACATTTAAATTGGGGGAGTTGGTTAGGCCAGCACTCTCTAGGCTGTAAATAACACCTGTGTCTGGATCATGGGCAAACGCGGGGGAGTAGAAGGCGTACTTCTTTTCCTCAATCAGTTCGCGGCCTTCGGCATTCCATTCAACAAAGCCCCAAATCTCACCGGCGCGGTTTTCCACTTGGGTAATCCAACCACTGGCTGGGGCTTCTTCACCTTTGGGTGCTTTGATATGAGTCGCATGCTCAACGTCGAATGGGCGCTTTTTGGTAAACGCCGCCACAACGCCGTCAGGATTTGGGTTCATCCATGAACGGCCATCGACTCCTTTAAAAGTGCCAGCGGGGATCATCGGCAGCCAAATGCCTGGGGCATTAGCTTCTAGTGCCATCATGTTGAAGCAAAGTGCGGTAAGCGCTTTTACTTGCATGGGTAAGAACTCCGTTAAGGGTTACATAGCAACCTCCTGTGTGGGTTGATATGCGGAAAAACTTTCAGAGTTCAGATTAAGCGGATAAACCGAGCGAGCTAAAATAACCTCGGTTGTTGATTTTTACGTGGGGAGTGCAGAGGTCAATCGAGAGGGATGCGCGAATTAGATTACCGAAAAAAACGAGGTTGGCAAGCAATCATCCGCATGCCAACCTAAAACATTATCTTAAACCATGTTTAAACCATGTTTAAATCGCGTCAGGTTTGTTTAACCTTTTTTGCGAGTAACATCGTAAGGATTTTAAATTAAGAGCCGTTAGCGAGCGTTTGACGCATTCGCGACTCTTTTAATGCGAGGTCGTCGGCTAACATCTTTTCACGGCCTTTACCTGGGTTATAGTTCCATCCTGGATCAATCCCTTCTGGCAGTACTTCTACTTCTCCGGTGCGACGGTTTACCCATTGCTTATTTTTACTGGCGGGTACTGTGGTTTTAACTGTGCCCGCGGCGATCAGTTTATCGGCCTCATACTGCGACACTTGCCTGATCCAACATTTGCAGCCCCAACCGTTGGGCGTCATATGCACATCCCACCATGGATCATCCGCTGGCAACAAAGTGTTATTCCATTTTAAGTGCTCAATGCGGTGCTGCTCGCTTGGCCCCAGTTGATAAAGCAAATATGGCATAGTGCGCTTAGTGCGCTGGATACGTTCCCACTGGCCAGCGCTGCGAGCGGTGCGCATATTGGTTTTATAAATGGTTTTGATGCGACCTTCGCTACCGAGTTGCACTAGCTTGGTTTCATCTGTAAGTGGATCTTGCATGGTCTGCACGCCCCACCAACCCGACTTTACCAGCAAGGGTTTTAGGATATCGCGGAACTGCTCAAAGGTTTGGCCTTGGCCAATGGCATCTTCAACCAGCTGCTTAACCTCAACCAGCAAATCGGCATTCAGCATCTTAGCCACGGTAAAGGCATTAGCTTGTTCTTCCTTCCATACATCGCGAAAGTCGAAGCCCGGCTTAATGCCTTTACGCTTAAACCACTCAAGCGCCTCTTTGGGGACTAATGGATCAGCCATCTTGCGCATCTCCTAGGCCACGTAGCTGAAACATATATTGCGCCATTTGCGCAATAAACTGTTCCGCGCCCAGCTGCTCTTGCAACGCTGGCAAGCCTGCGGCGAACTCGTCATAGGTAGCAGACTTGTTGGCGAGTTCAATAATCGGGTTCATAAACTCATCGGCCACTTGCTCCCATTCGCCCATGGCCTCGTTGGCTAGATTATCAATCTCGCGCTCTGCCGTATTGCGCACTTGGTTAATGGCAATCGTTTGGCCGTTGGCGCGGTTTAATGCGGTGGGCATAGGTTGCATACCAACGGTTTGCATGGGCAGCAAGGTTTCTTCACCAGCTTCAACCGTACTTAAGCCAAGCTTATCGGCCATTTCGGAGGCGCTAACCTTAAGCCCACGGTCAATTAACGGGGTAAGGCTATTAACCAGCATCTGCAAATCTTCTGGCTCTGGTACCTTAATTCGCACCTTGGGATAGCGCAGCTGCTCGCCCCAGTTCAGAATGATATAGGGCTTAATCAAGTACTCGTTGATTGAGGCTTCAAGCTGGCGCGCATCCCACTTAGCGATATCGATCCGCACTTCATTGTGAATTGTGGCTTGCGATTGTGAGCTGCCGTTATCGGCGGTCATGGTTTGGCCAAGGACCGCCTTACTGATTTGCTCATCGCACCAACGGGCCATATTTTCAAATAGGGTATCGCCGCCATTACCCTTGGCGGTTTCGATCAGTTCCAGCTTCATCGACTCGGGGATCACCGCACCAGCATCACTGGCGATTCTACCAATCGCATTAATCAAGGTGCTGATATCTGATTCGCTGGCATTGGCACCATACTTACCCACGCGCACCGGCACGCCAAACACTTCGGCAAAGGCCCACCAATCGCGCACGGTAAATGATTTGAGCATATACATCACAGCCACAAGCCGCGCTAAACCGTTGCGCCATACGCTGCCAGACTTTGACCGTGGGGTATGAATGATAAATTTATAAGGCTCAAGCGCCGCACCCATTGGCGCGTCTTCACTAATTAATAAAATCTGTTCCAGCGTTTGTTGGTCTTGGCGTAGGTAGCGCGGGTCTACCCATTTGTAGTCCTGCGGTTTCCATGGAGTTGACTTGGTATCCCAAAGAATTTGCACTACGGCCAAGCCCTTGCCTAGACCATCGAGCAAATCGAAAAACAACTCAGGGATTTGGTCATCGTTGATGATCTCGCGGGCGCGTTCGGCCATCAGTACATCGATGGCATCATCACTGGCCGCTTCAACCGTTGGCGCAATGGCCGCGACTGCAAACTTACGGGTGCGCAGCTGGGCGGCATAGTGCAAGTCGCGTTCTTCAATCTCTTCGGCCAGCGTCATATAGGCTTCAGGATCGTTACCATCGATAACTGATCGCAGCACTCCCGCTAAACGCTGCGGCGTGAGTGTCGATGCCACGGTTGTAGCGCGTGGGTTACGAATGCCTGTGGTATAAGCGCGGGCGATATCTTCGCCCATGATCTGCTTATCGGCTTTAAATGGCTTGCCTGTTGATGGGTCAATAATGGCGCTCATAGTCTTATCCCTTTGCCGCGCATATCGTGCGCGGCCATATCATCAAAACGGTTGTTCTCGGCGGCGGTACCAAAAAAGCGGCGATGGTTTTCGTCAACATCAGCTTTAATGGTATGCAGTTCGTAGCGGGTGATATCGGCTTTAGATGCCAAAAAGGCTAAAAAGATCGCCACCGCGCTATCGCCATGGCGCTTATTGCCATCGCTGCCCGTGGTGCGGCTATCATCGATACTCGGCACACCGCGATAAAGTTGAATTTGCCCAAGGTCGGTAATCACATCCTCGTGCTTGGGTAGCAGCAGCTCATTATCTTCAAAGGCGGCTTTAAAGCGCGGCATGTTCTCGCGATAGAACGCCACCGAAAGCATGACCTCAACCACCTCAGCACCGTACTTATAATGGGCTTGCTCGGCTAAGTACTGGCCGTTACCCCGCGCATCAAGGTAAATGCCATCACGGCGAGGCAAGCGATCGCAAATGTAATACAGCGCTTGCTCTTGTTGTTTAAAGGGTACGTTTTTAAGTTCGACTAAAAACGGTACCGCTCGAGTGGTATTGTCATGCACTGTTATGGGCGCATAGACAGTTAAGTCACCACTGCGGGCAAAGTCTTCCCCAAGCGCATGGCGCAAGTTAGTCGGCAACTCTGCAAGTACTGGGGCAACTTCACGCTCTAGCCATTCTTGCATCTCACCAATCCGCGCAAATTCGCTAGCCTGATTAAATATGCTAGAGCCATTAAAACGCAGCACGGGCACATCAAGCACCGCTGCTCTTTCACGTAGGCCGCGTGGGATATAGGCACCACCGCCGTTTTTAGGGATGCAATAATATTCTTCTAATGCGTCTTCTTCGGTGGCGGTATCTTTAAGTAAGCCTGCTTTCCATTGGTCTTCTTCTGCCTGCGTCCATGTCTTACCCTTGACTTGGCAAATGCGCTTATACAAGCCGTCACGACAAGCATCATCAAGGGTGATGGTATGGATCGAGTAACGCTTTTTACCTGCACGGGAATCATTAATCAGCTGATTAAATAAGTTCTCAACGCCGTTATGGGTTGAGATTAAGCGCACCTTTGCGCCCCACATGGTTAACGCTAATGCGGCTTTAAGTACTTCGGCTAAGCGCTCGTGGAATGCGGCTTCGTCGATGGTCACATTACCTTGCATACCCCGCAGGTTTGACGGGTTACTAGAGAGTGCTTGCACCTTAAAGCCCGAGGCAAAGTACACAACAAAGGTTAAGATCTCTTTGTTGCCATCTTCATCAAGAAACACTTCTTCCTGCACATCTTGGGCAGCATAGTTAAATGCCTTGGCCCACATGGCCACAGCATCAATAAACTCCCGCGCCATTTCTTTATTAGAGCCAACATAAAAATGATGAGTCCCGCCAGCGGCTTTAGACTTAGATGCAGTTAATGCAGCGTCTGCAGCTTCTGCCCAAGTGATACCTGTACGGCGGCTTTTTTCAGCGATCTTGAGCGGAGATTCATCAGCAATCCAACGCTTTTGATAGGGCAGCAGTACATCCTGTTCGCGGAACTCGTAGTTCATTACGCAATCCCCAAGATTTGGTTTTTAATATCAATAGCGGTTTCAGCTGAGATACCCGCCTGTTTTACAATCTGCTCAACCTTAGTTGCAGCCTCGGCTGCAAAGGCACTACGGATTTCTTTTTCAACCTTAATACTCGACATGGCGGCGGCTTCAATGCGTTGCACGACCAGCGCCAGTTGCCCTAGGGCTTTGGGTGATATTGGTTCGGCATCTTCTTGATCGGCGGCATCCATCATCTTCATGGATGTTTCAAATGCCATGGTGCGCACGAACTCTTGCAGCAGTTTTCCTACATCGGAGGTTGGGGCTTGGCCTAACTTGGCGGTCCATACCTCGGCAACCTCACGGCTTTGGCGAATGCGTTCGCCCACTTGCTCAAACTTTTTCGCAAAGCGATTAAAGCCGGTGCGGCTAAGCTTGGCATCTTCTGGCAAGCCTGCTTCGTCAATCATTTGATTAACGGCTTCGAGGATATCCTTTTGATGCATTGTGCCACTGCGCAATAGCGCATGCAGTTGATCGCGGATTTCCTGCGGCAGCAAAAGCACCTTTGACTTTCTACTGGTTGATACTTGCATACAGCCCCCTTAAGCCCGTGGGCGTTTAACACCTGGCACAGTGGCTTGGCCTGTGGCCACATCATCACCACGGCCAGTTAAGCGGGCAATTTGGCATTCGGATAAGTTGCGCACTGTGACTAAGCCTTGCTCTTCGAGCCACGCTAAATGGGTGCGTACTTGGTCGCGGCTAATGTTATGGCCATAAGCCTCAAGGCACGAATCAATGATCGATTCGTTGGCTTCGTATTGAGGCATCTCACGCAAAGAGCGTAAGATCACTAGGCGCTGGTCTTCGATTAATAGCTCTTTAAATGACATATAAACCCCTATTTATCATCCTTTAAACGTTGTTCTAATAGCAGTCTGGCGAGGTGTTCGACTGGCTGAATATTTGCTCTGAGTTCTTTAATCTCGCCGCGAGTATTTGCCAGCTCTACCATCAAGTCGGTAATTTGCTTTTGCGTTGGCAAGCTATCTACCTGAGCCTTTAAGTCATCCACTTTTTTTTCAACCTTGGCCAAGTCTTCGCGCCGCGCATAGGTTTTTGATAGCAGGGCTAAAATCAACATGCCGCTGGTTGTCAGTGCCGCCCATAGCATTGGCCAGTACGCCTTTACCCATTCCATTAGCGCTCCTTAGCGGTTTGGCATTCAACACAACGCACTGCATTGGGCACGGCAATTAATCGCGCTGCCTCAATTACAAACCCACAGCCAAGGCAACAACGCTCGCCCTGGCTATTAATATCTGGCTGCTCAACGGCATGTTTACGCTGGCGCGATAAGGCGTTATCCCTAAACTCCTGCTCAAGCTGTTGAGCCCTGTCGAACTGGTCAGTCATTAACGCCCCTTAATTAAGTTGCTGCCAACATTCATCAGTGCGCCAATAGTCTTTTGGCCGCTGCTTTTGGGGTGAGGGGCAAAGCCGTCGAGGGTACGCAAACCGAGATAGGCCCATGCCGGGCTTGATAGCAACATAGCGACTGAGATATCCACGCCATCGCCATAGCCAAAGGCATGTAAGGCTTCCATTAAAAAGCAATACAGCATTACCGCCCACATAGATTGACGCGCCATAAGTGGGCGAGTGGTGCGGATATAAGGATCTTCGGCTTTATCACCGGCACGAATGGTCTCTTGGGTTTCGCGCTGTTCTGCCTGTTTATCGTTAAGTGCAAGCTCTTGGCGGCGGGTTATTTCTTTTTCCATCTCCACCTTAATGCGCTCAAGTTCCACCAACGACTCAGGTGATAGCGTTTGCATTTTTCGAGTCAGTGCCAGTTCTTTTTGCTCACTGCTTAAGCCAAGTACATCATCAACTTGCTCAACCATATCAGCGACTTTATTGGCAGTGTCGCTGCCGCCAAAGAGGGATGAAATACCACGGATTGCAGCAGGGCCAACCTGCATAGCCATTTGTGCCACGGCCATAATTAAAGGGAGTGCCATTGTCGTAAGCTCCTAAGTTTGGATAGTTTGTCCGTGCCGGTTGGCACAATAGAATTGTCGAGATGGATCTTGATATCGCACTGCGTTACGCCATGCCAACCGCGATTAAAGTACGATTGCATAGTGCCGCAATGGCTAAAGAACGGCGGCTGAGGTACAGGCTCGCCAGTGTGGTACGCGGCCAGCTCAGCATTAAGGCGCATAGCGCGCCCTTTGGTTTTTGCGTACTCCCAGTTTTTGCCCATCAATTCAGCTCCCATGCTGCATTGGTTAGGCTCACTAGGCGGTTATGCCAGCCCTCAATAAAGCGGGTTTGCGAGGTATCCTTTTTGATGATACGGGCATAAAAACGCCCACGGCGCAGGCCATAACGGGCACACAAATATTCTTTATCTGCTGAGTTAACGGCATTGCGAGTGGCGGGGCCAACCTTGCCATCGGCTTTAGTGCCAGCGATTTCTTGCAGCATCAATAGCGCATTGGTTACGCCATGCTGCACTGCGGCATCAAAGGTATATAGCGCCACCGATGCGGGCCAATCTTGGCAATAGGCAGGCTTCCAAAAGTAGCGGTGATAAAGCGATACCATGCCATCGAGTGTGAGTGCGGCAATATCGATATTCGGGAAAGCACGTTTACTAATGCCGCCCTTGGTTTCGCCGCCTTTATCTTTGGGGTCGTTTACATAGCCAAGGTTTGGCTTGGGTGTGCCGTCTTGATTAAGTGCGCCTTCTTCAATCAGCACAAAGCGCACTGCATGGCAGAACTCAGGCGAGTACCCCGCAGTCGAAAAGCAAAAACCATTGATATAAGAAAGTGCAGAGGATGAAAACATAAAAGCACAACCTGATTAATAACCTAATCGGATTGTGCTTTTAATGGTTGAGCTTTATAAAATAACCTTGATTGTTGTTATTGCTTAACAATTTCACAGGTGAACATATTTGCTTTACGTTGCATGGTTAATTGCCAACCATTTAATAATTGTGAGTTTGATTCACCATTTTTTAAATCAGCATTAAACACGCTTTTAATAATAAGTTCATCTTTTGTTGCATCATCACCCCAAGTTTTAGCTTGCTGGTAATCAACCATCTTTACCAGTTTATAACAAGGCATGATTGCAATTGCATCAAAACTTGAATTTGGTTTTAGTTTAACACTAACGGAACCCTGTTTTTGAGATAAGTTAATTTTCATATCGCGGTACTGGTTGCTTGACTCGGCAATCATACTATCACCTTTGTTGTACCAGTCTGTACTAGAGACGTTGGTCAACTCAAATGATTGCTTCACTTCATCGAGTGGTATTGCGACAACTGGCATAGATAACAACGCCGCCAATAAGAGTAACTTCTTCATACATTCATCCTTAAAACAATTCAGGCTGTCTATTTTTTATCTCTCTCGCACGCATCTTAGCAATAACCCGCCAGATATGCTGCATTGATTTACCGTACTTGCGCGCCAGCTCCTCAACGTTATCGCCTTTGAACTCATGCCAAATAGAGAGATTCATGATCTCTATTTCAAGCTGGCAACCACGGGGCAAGTAAAATTGCACCCCGCCAAACTCTTTGCAAATGCTATTGAGCAAGCTGATTGCAATCTTAGTATCAACGTCGTGTCGCGCTAGATCACGTTTAAACAATTGGTAAAGTTGGCTCATGGCAACAGGCCAGCGTGACGAATCCTCATCCTCTACTAAACGGGTCACATCTTCTAAGGTCACATTGTCGTAACCAAAAAAGTCGCCGTTCTCTTCGTTAGCAGCATTATGCTTTGCGCTGGTTGGGGTTGAGTTCGCCATGGCCGTCACCTAGGTTAGTTAAAAACGCTGGATAGAAAAACACCCCGCAAGGCGAGGTGTTGTTAGTATACGGCATAGGTGATCCCATCTTCATGGGATTAGGTTAATACCCATTCATACATTAAATCGTTTTGTTTATCTTCTGATAGACGACCATCAACATAAATTTCTCTAGTGAAACCTGTTGAACTTACCAATTTTCTTAATACATATCTGATGATTTCAAACCCGTGACCGCCTATTTTTTGTTGAATTTCTAAGTAATCAGGTGAGCATCCGATATCTTTTACTGGTATAGAAACTCTTTTATTATGAAGAGGACCACCTAAAAACAAAAACTCTACTTTATGCATTTCCACAATAAAACTCCTCATAGTATGCTGCTAACTTTTCATAGCCTGCGGGTCCTGTCAATTTATCATTAGCAGGAACGCGGCCACCACTGGCAACAATCGCATCGGCCATACAGCGGTAATGCCATTTCTTTAACCCTTCCAGTACCTGAGCGGCTTTCTCAGAGGTAAGCCACTCGATACGATCAACGCCTTGGCCATTGCTGGTTTTGGTCATCCGCTTAACGTAAGTGTTTAATGCCACTTCGGTTTTGCTGCGCACAAATCCTTGTTCAAACATTACCAACCAAATAACACGGATCTTAGCTACCTCAGCCGCCCGCGCTTTTGGTCTGCTCTTAGCATTAACGGCTTTAGGTTTAAATCCGCGTTGCTTCATGGCATCCACTACCGCATTGAGCTGCGACTCGCTCAAGCCTTTGGCGCTACGTGCGCCGGTGATCTGCTCTAACAAATTGCGGTACATATCATCGTCAAGTTGCAGATCACGCTTACCGATTTGCACCAGCTTAAGGGCGTTAGACATACATTCCCCTAAAGGCTACTAGATTTTTACGGGCTGAACGATGCAGCAGTTGCAGGGCTTTGCTATAGCCACGGCTTTCTTTTATTTCTGGTTGATAGACATCAGTGACAACTTCTAACGCAGAATCTTGTTCACGCAATAGATCCTGCTTACTTAATATGGCCACCAAGGTGCTATGTCCAACATGCGCTTTTTTAGCCGCAGCATTAACAGATAAACCCTGTTGGTAATACTCAATGGCCTTTTGTAGATTAACCTTCCTAACCTTCATATCGCGTCTAAGTAATCCGCGAGCACCTAAAGCTTTTCCAAGGGTGGCATTACTGATAGCAACTTGTGTTGATGCCTCAGTTATTGTTAAACCGTTTTTATAAAGTTCGATTGCTTTCTCTAACTTTTGCTGTTGAAGCGCTTTAGTATCACGACTTAAGCCTTGTGATTTTAATGCCTTTTTTAACGCAGAGGTTGATACACCTGCACAGTCAGCACAATCAATAATGGATAGGTTCAAGTTTTTAAGATACAGCTGAATAGCGTTGTTTAAACGCTCAACATATTCTTGATTTACTTTAGCCATAACAACCTCCTATGCGGTTTTTAATTGCGTAGTTGGATGATTAACCAAGGTTACTTTGACATGATCAAAATAAGCGTACTTCACAAAACCCTGACCACAATGTGGACAAAAAGCTAATGAATCCCACATCACGCCTTTTGTTTCTGGCGCAATGGTTTTCAACTCATTACCGCAGCATGGCACGGTATAAACCAATAGGTTAAAGCCTGCATCCTCAACCTTAGATACCCACTCTTGATACTCAATTAGTTTTGAATTTGACATATGTTTATCCTATGCCGCGTTGCGGCGTTCGTTGTCTTTTACTGTACGTTCGCTGCGGCGCTCGTCTTGGCAGGCTTTGCAATGGCATTGCAGACCATCAGCCTCCCGTGACGATACCGACCAAAACAGCGTGTCTTGCGGCCAAAACTCATGGCAACTGGGGCAAAGCTTTTGCAGGCCAAGCTCGTCGTCAATGATGGCCGTGCAGCGTTCCATCCGGCGCGCAATTAGCATTGGCTTCATTAATGGCGTGTATTCACCGAACATAGTTCACCCCCGTTTAAACCTGTTTTAAACCACGTTCAATTAATATTCAGTTGAGGCAAATAGACGCGGAAACTCGCCGCCATCAGCTATTACATTTTGTAGTTGTTGCTTAAAGGTGATTCTTACTGGATGACCATTTTCATCATCATCTTCAGAAAAATAGGTATGAGAAAGTAACTGTTCCTCACTCAACTCATATGGATCATCAACTAAATCAGGATCGCCACAATATTCGATATATGCTGCGACACATGATTCAAGTGATTCACCAACAAACCAATCGTCATCATTCATTGCATAAACGTTCATTTTCTTACTCCTACTTGGCTGCTCATCAGTGCTCGGCAACCACGCCGAGCAGACAGGCAAGGCACCTAAGCGCCTTGCTTGTTTCGCTTACGCCACATTGGCTTGTTTGGTTTTTAAAAAGTACGCATCCGTTAGCTCTAAGCCTTTTAGCTTTTTAAACTGGCGGCAGAGCACAGAGGACTTTGAGAAGAACGGTTCAAACCATTCGCGGCGACTGTGTAAATCGGGATACTCTTTTTTGGCTTGGCGTTTACCGTATATTTTTTCAATGCTGGCGATATATTTTGGTTTATACCTAGCCATGGTTCGCTTACTCCAAACCTCAGGCAAAATCGTTGGCGCATCTTCTGGATTGGTAAACCATCCACCTTGAATTTGACCATCGATATAAACCACTAACAGCGTGGTTGACTCGTTTTTACGCTCGCGTTTAACAATGATTTCAGAGCCTTGGTAGTTGAACTTAACGCATGCGAACATGCCTGATAATTCATCCTCAATCTGTTGCCATTGCTCTTTAGTGATTGCGGGTGTACTTACTTGATTTTGTTCACTCATCGTCCCATTCCTTCTCGCCGGTATCTTTCACTACTACTCGTTTTGCCTTTGGCGCTTTGCGGTTTCGCCAGTTTTCGCCAAAGGTATTGATGGCCCATTGCTCCGCCTGATCAGGCTTTTTAAATCGCCCATAGGCCATCACGCTTTTGATCACATCGTTATGGTGTTTGGCCATTGAGCTTGCCCTCGGCGATTAACGCATCAAACTCTTCGCGCATGCTCGATTGCTCGTTACCCAGTACAAAGTTAAGGGCGGCGATATAGCCATCCTCAAAGCTTGAATCTGGATAAGCTGTGCCTTCGGTTTCTATAACTGCCTCGGCCATTTTGATTTCTTTTTCTAACTCACCTCTGCTGTATGGCGCGGTGAACAGCCATTTAAGATCATGTTGCATCGTTGGTTTTGTCCCATCGCTTGTCGTAAACCGTGACAATGTGTTTGTTCACAATCACAAAGTAGGCGCAGTCACATTCCAATATTCGCTTGGGTTGCCATGGTGCCCGCTTAATGATCCGTCTTAGTTGGCGCTTGCTTGGCCGAGTGGCGTTAGCGATTGCATGTACCATCTCGGCAAAGCCTTTGCCTGTTCGTTGTCGCCAGCGGATAACCGCATGGCGACTCACGTTTACCTCTCCATATCGGGTAAACAGCTGCATGGTTACAACTTGGCGATATCGAGCGACACCTGCTTATAAACGCCATCGTCACAGCGTTCGTACACCCGCAGATAAGGCGTAGTGCCCGCCACTTTGATGGAGTCGGCAATGGCATCCATGGCCTCACGCCATTCGGCATCGTCGATATTGAGCTGCCGTAAACCCAGCACTTGGTTTACATCGATATGGCCTTGTTTGTTGACGCGGAACGCCAGCTCAACTAAGGCTTTAATTTGGTCGCTTGACCCCACAGACCAGCGCGTAATGCACGAGTCAATCTTGGCTTTGGCGGCTTGGATCCGTTCATCAAAAATACGGTGTTCACCAATGGTCAGTTGCACTTTGTGCTTACCGTCGAACGACATTAGTGAGACGTTGCCTTTAGCGCCGCCGTACTTCACACCAAACTCGCTAGCGCTGAGGTCGACAAAGTCGCCCACCATGCCCATAGACTGGGCTTTGTATTGCGCCATGCTGCATTGCAGCGCTTTGGCATCGGCAACAATTTTCAGCACTAGCTCATCGCGCAGCTTGTCGATCTCTTTGATTTGGCTCTCAGGTACAGCATGGCCAAGGGCGTTTAAGCGATAGCCAGTAGGGGCTTGGTTAGTGGTAGTCATATTTGTTCCTTAAAAGTTCTTAGGCCACACGCTGATTAACTCAGGTGAGTATGGGTTTAGGGTGGTGGTTAGTTGTTCGGGTAAATCCAAGCCATCATCGGGCCAGCGCACTAAGCAGCCGCTGAGAGTGGCTACACATATCTTGTTAACCGTGCCGCGATGCACTTCGGTAATATGCGCAGCTTTACCGCGCAGCTTGTCGAAGGGTTTATCGATATCAATCACTGGCGTTAAATGCTGAGTGTTGATGGTTAACACATCGCAACCATGCAGCTTTAAACGGCCAACGGCGGTGAGGGCGATTGCCTGTTTTTCAACGAGTGATCTCATTTTAAAAATCCCTTTCTAGTGAATTGAAAAATGCAGCGTTGTTTTTCAACTTTGATTCGACTGAATCAAGATCAACAACTTCACGGTAAATCAGCCCAGGTGAAACGATGATTTCGTCATCGCGCATTTGGTCTAAACAAAAGCCGCCGCGTACTTCCATCGCCACACGATCAAACGCAAACCGTTTGCCTTTGCTGTTGGTGATAACTAGGTCAACCTCAATGGTTTTACCTTTAAAAATCACGGTTTTTGTTGCGCCGTTTTGTGCTAGTGCTTGCATGGTTTACCCCTTTACTTGGCAGTAGATTTGGCCGTAAACGCGACCATTGTTAGCGATCTGATTTAGGCGACGTTCTGCATCAGCAAACGACATAGCCCATATATGAAACGTCATTGTGCGGCCGCGTTGGTCGGTGTATTCCACTCCGTACTTAAACCACTTAACCCCGTTGTCATCGGTGTAGGTTTGCTCGCTATCTGGCTCGTCACCAAACAGATTGAGCATGCGGCGAACAAAGCCAGCGAGGCCATAACAGAGGTAAGCGATTACCGCGACACCCGCCAAAAAACCGATAAATTGCATAATTGATTCAGTAGTGCTCATATCAACCTCCGTTATTGGCAACCAAAACAAACGCCACCAAAAAGACTGAATATCCATTCAATTAACTGAAATGCGCAGTAACCAACGCAAGCGATTACAACTAGCCAAAATAATTGAGCTGCTAAAGCTAACTGTTCCATACCCACCTCACTCATTGGTTTCGAGTTCGTTAAACGCGGTACGCAGCAGCGCCTCAGTAATCGCCGCGCCTTTGGCAAACATGGCGGCTAGCTTGAGCGTTTTACTCAGTAGGCGTAGGCCACCTGGGCGCTCGCTGATTTGGATCATCAGGCTTAGCTCTGCGTCGTGCTGGATGTTCCACGCCTTTGCAATGGCGCGAACGTCAGCTTGTTTGGTTTTGTGAATGCCGCGCTTTTTAGCAATGCGCGAGAACAGGCGGGCAAAGTCTTCGTTACGACGGCCACCGGTTAACTGGGTGTAAACCTTGTTGTTACCCACTAGCGCCATGCCAATGCCGGTTTCTTCTTGCAGGATGCGCAGTTCTTCTAGCGTTGGGTAATCGAGGTGGTCTGCTTCGTCCACAATGATTAAGCCTTCGCTACCCTTTAGGCGCTGGCGGATAACACGGGCTAATGGGCCTTTGGTGCGCGGGGCTTGCGCCATGCCTAGCTCCATGGCGATTTCGTACAGCAGCTCAGTGAGGCTTGAACGTGAAGGGCTGGCGATGACCTTCCAAACGTTGTTATTGCTGCGTTGGTATTCATCTAAGGTTTTGCTTTTGCCCACGCCTGACGCGCCGTAGATCACCACTATGGCCTCGGTGATTTGTGCATAGGTGAGGTCGTCCATAATCATTTTGGCGGTGGGCGTTAGCACAAAGCCTGGGTCTAGATTTGGGTTAGCCTCGCGTTGCTCACGCATACGCAGCCAGTTATCTAACTTTTTAACCACTTGCGTGGTGTTAGCCTTGTATTGGCCGTTAAGCACTTGGCTTAGGGTGGATGGCGCAACGCTAATCTCTTGCGCTAAATGCGCAGCCACTACGCGCCCTGCTTCAATCAGGGTATTAATTTGCATTACTACATCCGTTTTACGGATTTCGGCTTTGCTGTCTTTGGCCGTTAGGCTGTGTACGTTTGACATAGGTCGTCCTTATTGTTGGTTTAGATCAGGTTTAAACGGGTGTTAAAGTCGGTTTTTAAGCCGTTGTTGCTTCAATAACGCCACGCTTTCGCTAAAGTTGGCGGCGCATTGGGCGCGGTGTTTGGCTTCGGGTTCGTGCTCAATTTCATAGGCCACGGCTGCGGCGGTATTGCCAAAGCTGGCAGGGCGTACCATTTGCACCACTTTGGTTTCTGGGATCACTTCTTCGGCGGCTGGGCGCATCATTGCGGCCAGTTCCAACATATCCACGCTGAGCTTGGCCTCTGCTGCCTGTTTGTTATTTTTGACAAACTGAGTGCGCTTACGCTTGGTCTCACGGGCGGCTTGGGTATCGCCAAAGGCGACTTTTTCAATACACTCGGCGGTGCAAATATGGACGCCGTTGAGGGTATAAACCTCGATAGAGTCGTGCAGCTTTTGCGGGTCAAAACGTGCTACCAGCTTTTTGCCGACGTAGTTCATTAACTGCTCGTTGTAATAGCGGTTTTTACGGCCTTTAATGCTGCCGCCTGCATCGAGTTTTAAGGTGCCGTGTTTAGATACTGTCTCGGCCTCGGCTTGCAGCATCATCATGTAAAGCTGGGCTTTGGTGGCCTTGCGGATTTCAGCGGTTTGATAGCTGGCCTCAAAAGCTTGATCAAAGCTCATATAGCCTTTACAGGCTTCGGTAGTGCGGCCCACTTTGGCGTTATACATTTCCACGCCTTTGGCGATGGTTTGTATAAATGCCTCAGCATCAATGGCTTTGCTGCCGTAGTTGTCTGGCTTGGCGGTTGGGTTTGAGCCTGTGTATGCGCCGTGGTTGCTTGGGTGTTTATCGATATATTCCTCAAGCCCGCCCACACCAAAGGCGCGTTCGATTGGCTTGGCTTGGCCGTGGCCTTTACCGAGGATCACGCTCGACCAGTGCAGCTTGATACCCATCATCGGGATAAGCCCTAATGGATCATCTTCTTTCACTTTAAAGCGGTAGCGGTTTGCTACGCCTCCGGTCATCCATTTGTTAGCCGCGGCGCGGGTGTTATCTATGGTGAGTTCTTGAGGTATGCCATAGGTGCTAAACACATCCATTAGCGATAAGCGAATAGAGTCAGTGTTTTCGCTGATATCGCAGCGCCAACCGATAATTTTTCGGCTGTATACGTCCTGCCAAAACCATGTTTTAGGGCGCAGGATCTCGCCGTTAAACCACTTCACAAAAACGTTGTGTTGGTAGCCGTCACCGTTGATCCACTGCATAGCGTGTAGCTCTTCAATCGAGCGTTCTTGCGGTGGGTACATTTGGTGCAGTGCATGCTCGCCTTGGCGTAATAACACCTGTTGCTGCTCTGGTACTTCAAAATCCATGCGGCGGCTGAGGCTTTTAAGGCTTGGGTATGTCCAGCCTTTATCCTTGGCGATTTCTTTTAAGCGCTCATAGCATGCCGTCATCATCGGACACTCTGGGCGTAGGTAATCCGTTTTAAAGGCTTCCCAGGCTTCGGGGCTGACGTAGGCAAACTGGTTTTTCTTTTTAGCTTTGGCGGCTTCGACATATTTAGGCAGCAAGGCTGGCGCCCAATCTGCTTCATCAATGCCTTTAACCATGGCGCAATGACGGCGCAAGGTACTTAGGCCAACGCCGTACTCTTCGCACACTGAGGTGTAAGCATCCATCATGCTGATACCGTTACGCTTAAGCGCATGTACTGCTTGCACTTCGCGCAGCGCTTGCAAGGCTTTGTTGCGGGCGTCTTCGTGGTTTTGGTTCCAACGGGCCCACAGCGCATCACGGCAATAGCTGTGCTGCGGTTTCTTTTTGGGTAAGTCGAGGATCTGATCACCCAGTTGGATTTTGCCTTGTCGCTTATATAGCGCCGTTTGGACAGGCAGCGGGAGAACACTGATATGCCATTCAAAAGCCTTGGTACCTTCGCGCTTTCTATACATATCAGGACGGTCTTTAACCATCTTAAATAGTCTGGTTCTGACGTTATTATGATCTGTTGGTAAGCCAGCTAGACCAGCGCACTCTTTTGCAGTAACCCACATATGATTACCTCTCACGCGCATTTTTGGCTGTAACGAGAAGGCCAAATAACCTCAGGTTCAACACCAATTTTTTGCGCAATGATGCGCTCACATTTTGGGTACTTAAAACGCAAGGCATTACGCAAAGTTGATCCTGCAATGCCATGTTCCTCGGCTAACTTTTCATAGTTAGTTCCGGCTTTTTCTAAAGCTGCTTTGATATCCGCTTTATGCCAATCTCGATCAAATCTTTCCATCGTGATAACCTTCTTGTGTTACATACATGCGCAACATTAACCGCTTGCGTATTTGTGTAACACATTCTTGATCAGAAAAATGCGCAGGTCAATAGCATTGCGCATTTTTATGGTTAAGCGTGCGAATTTAAATAAATAATAGGAACTCTTTAAATGTCATATGGTTACGACAAAAATGCGGACGACATTATGAAAAATGCGGATCACATTTTTGAAATTAAAGGAATAATGCGATTTCCAGATAGATTGAAGGAATCAATAGGTGACATTTCAATACGCAGCTTTGCGAAGAAATGTGGGCTTTCAGAAGGCGTGATGCGTAATTATCTAGCGGGAAAAACATACCCATCATTAGACAAGCTGGCATTAATGGCTGAGGTTAGTAACAAACCGCTTGATTGGCTGGTTGCTGGCACTGAACACAACTTCAATGAACTTATGGAACCTGGCTCTAAATATGTGATTGGACTTAATCTAGAAGAGTACGCCCTTATCCCTGGCTATCGTGTGCAAGTATCAGCAGGCCATGGCGCGCTTAATTGCGATCAACAAGATCCAGTAAGGTATTTAGCCTTTAGACGTAAATGGTTGAAGTTCAGAGGGTTTGAAGAACATGAGTTAGCCATTGTATGGGCGAAAGGTGACAGTATGGAACCGACGATCCACAGCAACGATACGCTTGTAGTTCACCTGGGCCGTAATAGCCCTGCCGATGGTCACATCTACATTTTTAGAAATGGTGATGAGCTTTTTGTAAAACGGTACCAGAACGCCTTCGGCAGTTGGCGCTTGATAAGTGATAACCCAGTCTATGACAAACTGGATATCCCAAAGCATGAGCAACATCAGTTTGAGGTAGTAGGTCAGGTGGTGCATATTGCCAAAGACATAGGCGACTAGGTTTAAATGTTCAAACGTGTTTCGAACAACTATTAAAGCGGTTTTTACATTGCTCATTTTAATAGGCTAAAACGGCCAGTTTTAAAA